ATATTATACAAAATTTCTCCTTAACTGATTTTATCCCTTAAGTTCGCTGAAAATTTTAACCAGTATCCTATTTTGGGTCTGAAGCTGCTGCCCGATCGCGACCAGAGCGGTGCAGATCGTGTCGCCTTCGTCGGTCGCGAGGAGCGATGTCATCAGAGACGCGATGTCAACTTCATCTTCGAATTCCATGAGTTCGTCGTCGTCGATCTCCTCGTCGTCGATGATCTCACCTTCCTCCATCTGGTCTTCGGGAATTTCTTCAGGCTGCGGCTTGGTGGACATTTGAAATCTACTGAGAAAAATCGAGACGAAAATTTCCGCGCGCGTGGACATGGTCCAAAATTATTTTCTCTGCTTATAGTACAACAACTTTCAAAATGGCTGGCGGACTCATGCAGTTAGTCGCCTACGGCGCGCAAGACGTGTACCTCACCGGTAACCCCGAAGTTACCTTCTACCAGGCCAAGTACAAGCGCCATACCAACTTCGCTATGGAGAACATCGAGCAGACCCTCAACGGCAACCCCGGCAACTCCGGCCGCGTCTCCGTGACCGTCGCCCGTAACGGTGACCTCGTCGGCGAAATGTACGTGGAGCTCGAGTCCAACGCGCAGACCTCCGGTGTCTCTTGCTGGGTCGCCGAGCGTGCTGTCTCCTCCGTAGAATTATCAATTGGGGGTCAAAGGGTGGACAAACTCTACCAGAAGTACTGGCGTCTCTACTCCGAGCTGTACTACGACGAAGCGAAGAAGGCTCAGTACGGCAAGATGACGACCGCCAGCGACGGCAACAAGGTGTTCCTCCCCCTCCTGTTCTTCTTCAACAGGAACATGGGGCTCGCGCTGCCGCTCATCGCACTTCAATACCACGAAGTTCGTGTGGACTTCGACCTCGCGTCCGACTTCACCACCTACTGCAACCCCGGCACCTTCAAGGTGTACGCTAATTACATCTACCTCGACACGGAGGAGCGTCGTCGTTTTGCGCAGAAGGGCCACGAGTACCTCATTGAGCAAACCCAGCACACTGGAGTTGATACCGTTGACGCCACCGGAACCAAGCAGATTCGTCTCTCGTTCAATCATCCGGTCAAGAGCCTGATGTGGTGCCTCACCGGCACTTCCGCTGACTCTCTCTGGTCTTTCGGTAAGTCCGTCGGCCAGGCGGACCACCTCGCCATCTCGGCGGGTACCTCGTCCTCATCCACCGCTGTCGGTGATCAGGCGCTTCCCATTTCGGCCGCGACCGGTGCCCCCGTTGTCTTGACCGCCGGCCACGCCGACCGCGAGGCCTGGACCGAGGAGGCTCAGGGTGCGATGACCGACTTCAAGCTCGTCCTGAACGGTCAGGACCGCTTCAAGGCTCAGGGTGGTAAGTACTTCAACCAGGTGCAGCCCTACCACCACTTCAGCGGTTCCCCGTTCCCCGGTGTATATGCCTATAGCTTCGCACTTCGCCCCGAAGAACATCAGCCCACCGGCACGTGCAACTTCAGCCGCATCGACAACGCGCAGGTGTCCATCACCACGGCCGGCGCCCTTAACGCGACCAACCTCCACATGTTCGCGACCAACTACAACGTCCTCCGTATCCAATCAGGCATGGGCGGTCTCGCGTTCTCTAACTAAATACTCATACGAGGTATTTTAGTAATTGTAATTAAAAATTCACATTTAAAAATTGAGACCCAATTTTTAAAGATGATTTAAAATAGGATGATACTCACAGACCAGATAATTCGGTACCTCTCCAAAGATATTATGTTACCGACACGATGTTACGCGACTAAAAATCAGCTCATATCCGTGAAAGATTGCTGTGACTGTAAAATTTTCTGTAAGAAACCACCGAAGGGTTCGGTACCTGCTTACGCGTTCAAAATTTCTAAAGCGAATCCTCATGTGTCTGGACATATGTGACCCCCCTGTCCAAAGTAACTGTTATTGATTTTAATGTGATACGAGCAGTATGTAAAATTACATTTCGGACATTTCTGAGATTTTTTTTTATCCTCGGAGCACATGTGTTTGAAAGTACTGTCACACTCGACATTCTTTGAGGTCAATTGGCGTAAGGTCTCAATACCCTGGATGGCACCGATCATTTGTGTAATATACATAGATAAAGATTACAAAAATTACCGCAAATCTTTATCAGCCGTATAGTACGTCTTACCCTTAGTGGCAAAACTATACACCCTCGCGTACCCCCACGCTTGTGGAGAAGCTCCCGGTCGATGCCCGGTTCTCCACGCGGCGAGTCCCCTCTTGTACACGGTCTTCACAGTCTTCAGAGGAATGCCGGTAGCTTTACTAATTTCAGGGAGGGATTTGACTTTGGGTCCGTATCTCTTTCTGAACCTCTGGGTGTAGGAGGAAGTCTTCGTCTTTTGTCCCTTGTCCGTCTTGAATCGTCTATAATCCCTGCGAAGCATTTTCTTGTAGCGGGTCTCAACCTGTCCCAGGGTCTCAAGCCCCCTGAAGTATTTGAGCGGCGCGTAGATCTTCCCCTTGGTTTTACGCAATTGGCCAACCTTGCGAACGATCTGGGTATCGGTGAGGGGCATCCTTACTCTGTGCTCACATTTTTATCGTCACGGTGAAATACGACACCGCGAGAACGTAGGCGGCGAACAACATATCCGAAGGAGTCCAGGTGTACCCCCCGTCCCAATCACCGAAGACGTACTTGGTACACAGGAAAACGATCGCGGGTATGATCAACTCCTTTTTGAAATTGGACCGGTTACGTACGTGAAGCAGGAGGTACGAGAGCGTGACGATGAACAAGGTGGACTGGATCATCGTTTACTATTTACTTTTCCTTTAGATATTTAATTGCAACTTCGATCGACGGGTAGATGAGTTTTCCGAAGCGGACGCGACCCGTCCTAGGATTGTACCAGCCATCGTGTCCTTTGAACTTTGCCCTGTGGACCTCGATCATATAAAAGAATAACATTATATTTTATGTATGAGCCTATCAATCATCTGTGGCAACATGTTCAGCGGGAAAACATCCGAGCTTATCCGGCGTCTAAAATGTCGAAAGGCGATCGGTGATAAAATCTTGGTCATCAACTCGAGTAAGGACACGCGGTCTACCGAACGCGTGCTGAGAACGCACGACAACGTCACGTTCACGTGTCTCAAGGTGTATGACATCTTCGACGTGATACACATGCCGGAATTCGACGACGCCGACGTAGTTGCCATAGACGAGGCTCAATTTTTTCCTCGGCTCAAAAAGTTCGTGGAGTGTGGGATGTACGTCAACAAAAACATCATCATCGCGGGACTCGACGCGGACTCGTCGCAGCGAAAGATCGGTGAGATCATAGATTGCATCCCGATGGCGTGCGACGTGACCAAACTTTCGGCGCTTTGCATGCGATGCAAAAACGGAACTCCTGGTCCTTTCACGAAGCGCACCGTAGACGACAAAAGTCCTGAACTCATAGGAGGCTGCGACAAATACGTAGCGGTGTGCAGATACCATCTCACCTCCTATGGACATCTAGTATGAGCACGGTCCTCTTACCCACCCCTTCTTTTATCAACTCGTGGTACCTGCTATGATCGAAAAGAAATTCCCCGCCTTCTTCGTGGACGTGCTGTCCCCCGTCCGTGTAAAGAACGCATCTACCACCACTCTGCACGGTTATGTGGTATCGCAACAGGCGGTTACATTCCGCTCGGTGTGGGTCGAGTCGCATAGGACCTTCACTCACGGCGAACGCCGCCACTTTCGTTTCGACGCATGGGATCTGTTTCAGGAGACTGTTGAGTAAGGGGAAATCTTCAACCCTGTAATAATAGTAGTTATCATTCTTCTCGAACCAAGGAGAGAGGTCGTGGTAAAATCTCTTCTTCAGCGAGGGATGGACCCGTTCGAATTCCTCTTGAATCTTCTTAAAGTGGAGTTTAATCAGCGCCAGGCCGGGGTAATTGGACACCTTGCACGGACTAAACATATGGATGATGTCTCTGAACGAATTGCGTATTCCACAGAGCGGTCGACGAACGTTCTGAAAATACAGGCTGTCTAAAGGAAATTTGCAGAAATCCCACATCACCATCAGCGTGGGAACCGCCAGGACACTTTTGACCCACATTATTATCTCTGTATAAAATAAAAAACGAACGAAATGCCCGGATACACCGAACCGCTCGAGCCCGAGCCCACCAAGGAGAAGAAAGAGATCAAGTCCCGCTTCGCGATGCCCACGAAGCTCACCATCGTTCAGATGGTCCTCCTCGCGTTCCTAGTCATTCACGCGTGGACCTCCCGCAAGGTTAAGGGTGTGGTAGTTTCCACCATCGCCCTCGCCATAGGCCTCCTCCATATGTACGATCACCTCTACCGAGTTGGACGCCACGGTGGTGAGCACCTGTTCTTCCTTCCCAAGAAGGAGGAGTACGGCTGCAAGTCCTGCATGTAAAAAAATTCAAAACGTAATGTAAGTATGCGCGTCAGGATTCGTCGGAGCCCTAACCCGGCGAAGAAATTCAGGGCGACACTAGAAGACGGCAGGACTGTTGACTTTGGTGCGAGTGGATATAGCAACTACACCAAACACAAGAATCCTTCTCGTATGCGAGCGTACGTGCGGCGGCACGGCGGTAAAATATCGATGGGTCTGATTTCAGAACAGGACCCCAAAAAAATTCAGACTCGAATGTTAGACGTCGACCGAAGCGACAAAGAGAGCTGGGGTGTGAGCGGTGTAGGAAGCGCCGGTTTTTGGTCCCGATGGTATCTGTGGAGTTATCCCTCGTTCGGTCAGGTGGACAAGTTCCTGAAGAGGCGGTTCGGAATCATTGTTTCGCGTTGAGAATTTGGTCGACTAAATCTTCAGGCTGTTGCTCCATCATATCGCGGAGACTTTCACACGAGTCTTTCATCTCCATTATCGCGATGTCTACATTTGAGAACGGTAAGCACTTCTTACGCTCTTCGTCCTGGCTCTGCCACGTGCAGGAATTTCGTACCTGATCTTCGGTGAGTCTCCCGTAATCAACTTTCATCTCTTCTGTGGGTTCCATCATGTCTTTCAGGTAAGATTTCCAGTCCTGGAACCCACTGAAGGTCAGAATGCTTTCGTTACTTTTGTAATATTGCATGCCCTTTTTGATTTCCGCTCGAGCATCTTCGCTCGTCAACTCATTGTACAAGGTGCAAAGTTCCGGTGATTTTTCCTGAAGCTTTCTGAACGAGTCGAGCATCGCGTTCTTCGTCGTGAGGTCACCGGGGAGTTCTCCCTCTCTCGGGATGTCGGTGCCGATGAGTCGCAATTCGTTGGCCAAGTCCATGAACTGCCGCATCTTCTTCATCCTGACAACCTTCTCAAAGTGAGGTGAAGTTCCTGGTATGAAACCGGTGATAAAACCTCCCGCCGCCGAGCTGGACAGGGATGAGCAGCAGCACATCAGGAGAAGGAGGCTCGCCATTTGGTAGTAGTCTATATTTTTTTATGTGATTATAGTAATAAACAATGGATCCACTTTCGATGCTCAGTTTGCCAATGACCATGATGAATGTCGTTTCCGGTCTCTCCGCGGGTATTCCCGTCATCGGTGATATAACTCCCAAAACCGACGGTCCTTTGAGTGACAAGGAGTTCGGTTCCTACATCGCCAGTGTAATTTGTTTGATCATAATGATATATATGATAGTCAAAATGCCCTTCAAGACACCCCCTATTATGTTAGCCTGCTGTTGCTCCCTCTCCTCGTGCAGCAGCTCCACCAGCCGCATCGTTGACGAATCCAAGCGTCGTATGGCGTCCTCTCCGGCCGAGGAGTGAGTCAATTTCAAATAAAGTTGTCCACGCGATACATGTTCACATTGAACGACCCTTTCCCCGTGACGTCGACTGATTCACTAGAATGAAGTTCCTGGCAGCCGACGTCATCCATGCAATCTCTGTCCTTGTGTCCCACAGGTATGGAATATAGATTATCACCCCCCGTAGTCGTGTAGAAGTGATACCGATCTCGCCTGCCCCTGACCTCCTTACCATATAAGGGTAAGGTTTCCCCTTGCTCGCCTGTTAAGACTCCCATCTGGTGGAAGACACCCGGCTTCCAACTTCGAATAGGTGGCTGACGGAATTCCGGCTCCATCCGAGGGGGAGGAGGCGCCCTCGCGGTGCGAAAAACTGGGCGAGAGACGACGACCTTCTTGGGGTTGGCCAAGAGGTAGGCCACGGTTGCTATAAGGGTGATTACGACGACCATCATCACTTGGGATTTAGTCTGCTTCTTCATATTACAGTCTAATTAGATTTTTTCTGAGTTTCACCGCTATGTCGTATAGTAATAACAGGACCAGAATTCCCAATATATAAGGAATCGTATTGGTCAACG